ATATTTATCATTTAGATACCTACATTGGGAAGTCCACTTACTCTTTGTAATAATCTCGTACACCGTTCCTTTATGGATGAAAAGGTCGCCGACTTTTAATGTTAAAATTTTTACTATTTTCATTGGCACATTCTGCTATTCGCTAAAATCTATCTTCCCTTGTAGCACTTCCTCTGCATAATATTGGTCAAAGGACTTGCCACTAATCCACCAATTAAAGCCAAACTCTGCATCGGTAAAGTTACGATTGATATATCCGGCATCAATGAGCTTTTGTATGGTCTGAATCCATTTACGTTTTACATGGGGAAAGCGTTGCATATCCCTTATCTTCTGACGATAGTTCGACATCGGGCAAAGAATGCAGCCAATCCGTTTATATCCCTCATCGTATAACTTGCAGTGTGGTACTTTCACCACCTTATTCAGGAACCCCCACACATCACGTTCCGTCCAATTGATAATCGGAGAAACAAGTATCTTGTCCTTCCCTTTCACGCACGTTACCATCTGTTCTTTGTGTTCGCTCCACTGGTCGAAATTTCCGCTAAACTTATGGGAACTAATTTCAATTTCCTCACGCTTGCTCCGTCTTGTACTTTCCTGCTTGCGGATTCCAATCAGCGT